GCAAGTACTATTGTTGAAGTAGAGAGAGTAAGTCAAAATAAATTATTTTATTTAACAAGTTCTACAGTAACAGCCCCTTCTAATTTATTTCCCGCTTATGTACTGTCAGGAAACACAATAACAGTTTATCCAACAAATATTCAGGCTGATGGAGCGGTTAAAACTCAATACATTAGGTATCCTCTTCCTCCTAAATGGACGTTTAAAACAATTACTGTGGGAGAACCATTGTTTAACGCTTCACAGGCTGACTTTCAAGACTTTGAACTACCTCTATCAGATGCCCCTGGGTTAATTGCTAAAATATGTCAATATGTAGGTATAGAAATAAGAGAAGCTGACGTTTATGGCTTTGGGCAGGCAGAAGAAAAAGCTAATAACCAAATACAAGTATAACAAATGGGATACATTACTGACTATCAATATTACGAAAACAATCAAGTAGACCCTAAAGATGCTAATTGGGGTTCATATCAATATGTAAGCTTAGAAGATATAGTTTCTAATTTTATGTTAATATATCAGGGTAATAATGAAATATTAAATAATTTAGAAAGGTATCAAGTTTTGTTTCATGCAAAGCGTGGTATTCAAGAGTTAAATTATGATGCAATGAAGGAGATAAAAATATTGCAATTAACTGTAGATGCTCAAATTAGATTTACTTTACCTCCTGATTATGTTAATTATGTTCGTATATCATTATTTGAAAACAACACTTTATTTCCTCTATCAGAAAATGTACAAACAAATTGGAGCGGAGCATACTTACAAGATAATAATTCTCAGATATTATTTGATCTACAAGGAAATGTTACAAGACCTAACAACTCTCAGGTTGACTTAGCTCGTCAGGGGGGAGGTATGCAAACTCAATACTTAGGGCCAGGGCCTTACAATGGTCAATTAGGATTTTGTTGTGATGGTGATTGGTATTTTGAATACGGAATAGGCGCTCGCTTTGGTTTAAATACTGAAACGGCTAATATAAACCCTACTTTTTCAATTGATAAAGCACAAGGAGTTATTAATTTTAGCTCAGGCATGAAAAGTAAATCAGTTGTAATAGAGTATGTTTCTGATGGTATGGAAAACGGAGACAATTCAAAAGTAAGTGTAAATAAAATGTTTGAAGAATTTATATATGCTTACATAAGATTTTCTATATTAAACAGCAAGTATGGTGTTCAAGAATATGTAGTTAATAGAGCTAGAAAAGATAAATCTTCATTATTAAGAAATGCTAAATTAAGATTAAGCAATATGCACCCAGGAAGGTTATTAATGAATATGAGAGGACAGGACAAATGGCTGAAATAACATGGATATTAAAACAAATTTTATAGCTGGTAAAATGAATAAAAGCGTTGATGAGCGCTTAATACCTAAAGGTCAATACATAGATGCTTTAAATGTTAGGCTAGGATCAACAGAAGGGACAGAGATAGGAGCTGTAGAAAACTCTAAAGGAAACACAAAAATTACCAACATACAATATAGGGGTACAGACCTATCTTCAGCAGCAGTTTGTATCGGCGCTTATGGGGATGGTGTAAATGAAAACATATACTGGTTTATAACAGATCCTAAAAATCCACAATCTTTATCAGGGAAGGTGGATATGATTATGTCTCTCAACACTACTACTGAAATAACTAAGTATCATGTAGTTAGCGAAACTGTGTTAAATTTTAATTTTAAGTATTTAATAACGGGAGTAAACCTTATAGAGGATTTATTATTTTGGACTGATGATTACAATCCTCCAAGAAAAATTAATATAAATTCTGGATACGCACCCCCTATTGCTGGAGTAGACGCAATAACAGGAAATCAAATTCAAGTAATTGTAAAGCCTCCAGGGTTTTCTTCATATACTGATACATTTGGAGTTGTAACTCAAGAGCTTTTCGCTCCAAAAATTAATTTAGTAAATGTTATAGGAGATGAAAATTTTATAGTAGACAAATTCTTAAGTTTTGCTTATCGTTACCAGTATGTGGAAAATGAATATAGCGCAACATCTTTATATACAACGCCCGCTTTTGAGCCAGGTATTTTTGATTTTAATAGTGATACTTTTCAAAATGACGGAATGAGCAACATATACAACGCTGTAGATGTTTCTTTTAATACAGGTAATAATCAAGTTATAGCGATAGAGGTTTTGTTTAAAGAGTCTCGTTCTAATAGTATTAACGTAATAGAAAGGTTTAATAAAAGCGATTTAGGATGGAGTGACAATACTGTTGAGTCAATAAGATTTTCTAATTCTAAAATATACAGCGTATTAGGCCAAGATGAATTATTAAGATTATATGATAATGTTCCTCGTTTTGCTAAGGCTCAAACTATAATGGGAAACAGATTGGTTTATGGAAACTATATAGATCAATATGATGTTGTAACAAGCAGTGGACGTCAAATAGCTATTGATTACGAGACTTCAGGAAATTCAGTTCAAATTATTAATGATAGTATTACTGCAAAAAACCTTGGACAAGGAGCTTCGAATATTATAAACCCTGCTCAAACCATAGGCGCTAATCTTAGTTTAGCAACGTTTGACTTAGAAGACTCAGCTATAACCCTCCCAATTCCTATAAGATCTGAATTTCTTATAAGGGTTCAGGTTACTTCTTTAGTAAGCGCTCCATTACTTCAGCGACAAGCTTTAGGGGGAGATACTACAAACAGTGATTTTCCATTAGGATTTGAAACTAATGGCGTTACAAATCAAATAGTTTTACAAGCTAGATTTTTAACACTTCAGGCTTATCAAACATATAACGAGCTTTTATCTAGTTCAGAATTTGCTGCGTGCATTGGAACGTCAGCAACAATAACCCCTATAGCTCCAGGAGCTAATTATGGATTTTCATTATCAGATCAATTTTCTAAAATAATAACAGCTCCAACTCAGCCTCAATATCAACAAGATTTTACATTTACAAATACAGGAAAGTGGTCTTCTACTCCAGCTCAACAAGGTTTTAGGCTTGTTGTTAGCGGAGACACATTTAAACTTCAAGTTCCATCAGTAAAATATTTTTATACAGACGGGATTCCAGGAGGTGTTGAAATTAATGTTTACGAGTATTTTGGGTTTACCTTTAACTCAATTACCATACCTGTACCAAGTCCTGTTACAGGAGCATCTACTGATAGCTCTTTTACTTATAGCAATGTATCAAACTCTAGTAGTTTGCATAGTAACAGGAATTACGAAACATCTATAATGTATATGGATTCTCATGGTAGATCCACTACAGCTTTAGTAGCTCCTAATAATACAGTTTTTTTCGAAGCAATAACTTCAACAGATATAAATACTATAAAAGTTTTAATAAGGAATAAACCTCCTTTTTGGGCAACTAAATATAAGTTTTTTCTTAAGCCATCTTTAGCTGATTACAACATTATTTATAGTGATTCAATTTTTACTGACGCATCTGATCCTTCTGTTTCTTATGTAAGATTAGAAGGGTCTGCTACAACAACTGTTTCTGAAAATGATATTCTTACAGTAAAAATTACTAGTAATGGGCAGCCTACCGATAGATATATAACTACAACAGCTTTAGAAATAAAAGCTCTTTCAGAAGGAGATGGAGGGGCGGAATCCCCTTTACCAACAGGTGCGCCAGCAGGCTTATACATGAAAATTAAACCACAGGGTTTTTCGGCAACAACTAGTCCTAACGCTGTTGTTAACAATGGTTTTTTAGAGGATATAGAAACAAATCCCTCTATTCCTACACTAAGATTTGTTCCTAGTCTTTCTTATCCTTTATTTACAGGTGAAACAGGTGCTACAACAAATTACGATCTTCCAGAGGGATCAACAATTACTATGACAATGAGAGGCTGGAGATCTAGAGCTTTTTTTGCTACTTGTGACGCAGATATAGAAACAAGTCCAGTAAAATTTATAAAGGTAGCTACGGCAGACTATGATAATTTTTATGATTTTTGGACTTCAGAAGGTCTTGAGATTTTTAACATAATGGATAATGCAGGATGTCAAGATATGGTTGCTAAATATTATGCGCCTCTTCCAATAGGCGACAAACCCTCGTATGTAGAAAATGAATTTCAATTTTATTTTCAATCAGACGATTTAAACGACCCCACATCTCCTATGTTTTTAGGACTTCAGTCTTGTGTAGTCGCGAAAAACATACAATTTGACATAAGACCTAGTCATGTTGAGTGTAAGATTGTTGTAAATAGAAATAATAATTTTATGGTTTTTGAGACACAGCCTGCTATAGCTGATCCAAACTTTTTTTATGAATCATCAGAAATGTATGATATATCTCCTGACATTAACGGAAATTTAGCTCATAAAGGAGATTCGTCTCCAGGTAGTCAAGATCAAATTATAACAGGACAAACTCCAGCAATAGTAACTTTGCCTTTTTCAGATGTTTATACGTTTGGAAATGGAGTAGAGAGTTATAGGTATTTAGATTTACCAGCAGAAAAAAGTTTTATTTTAGGAGAAAGATTAACTGCCGTTTCTAATAATTTATTTAAAGAAGCAGACAGGTTTGCTGGATTAACTTATAGCGGTGTGTTTAGCGGTTCTTCTAATGTAAATAATTTAAATGAATTTAATTTAGGATTAGTAAACTTTAAAGATTTAGAGTTAATATTTGGGCCTATAATGAAATTACATTCAAGAGAAACGGATATATTAGTTTTACAAGAAGATAAAATTTCTTATGTTTTGGCTAATAAAAATTTAATTAGCGACGCTCAGGGAGGTGGGGCTATAGTATCAACACCTACTATATTAGGAACTCAAATTGCAAGAATAGAAGAATATGGAATAAGTTTTAATCCTGAAAGTTTTACAAGCTGGGGTTCTAATATGTATTTCACTGATGCCAAAAGAGGAGCTGTAATAAAATTAACAGGATCATCTTCAAAAAATGATTCTTTGGAGATTATCTCTACCTACGGAATGAGATCTTTTTTTAGAAATAAATTTGCAGATCAATTAACAACGCAAAAATTAGGAGCTTATGATCCTTATATGGATGAGTATATATTTTCATCTAACAACACTTCTGTTCCTGTAACAGTTGAAGACGTTCCTTGTTCTACCTCTTTATCTAAAAGTAATACCACGTCTCCTTTTTCAATAAACGTAGGGGTTGGTACATTAATTGGATTGGTAAACATAGATTTTAATATACTAGCAGGGGGGGGTAATGTTAATATAACTACATTATGGAACGGGATACAAACAGTGAATAATAATATTAATACAAACACTGTAATTTCTTTTAATAAAACCTCATCATTCCCAAAAACTTTTGAGCTTACTGTTACTCCTAATTCAGTTTCTAATTTTACTGTAGTTCCTCAATGTGTTGAGTCTCAAGATATTGACATAGTGTTATTGGTGTTAGGAACGCCAATCTCTGGACAAACCTCTCCTCCTCAACAAATTCATTTTGAATATGAATGGAATGATGGACTCTTCTTTAGTCCCCTAATATCTAACTTGGTTAACTTTAGTCCAAATAATAATGTCAGTAGTTACACTATAAATTCAGGACAAGTTTCTCAAGGAGGTGCTCCGTCTAGTGGATCTGTTGTTACAATGAAGACTAACAAAATATTTCCTGATAACTATAATTTTAGTATATTAGAAAACAGATTTTATGCTATAACAAGCACAGTAGCTCCAGTTGCTTCAGGAGATTTATTTGACTTATCATTGCTTCAGCCGTCTAATAACGCTCCTTTAACTCCTATCTCTAATAATAATCCTCTTGTATTTGAAGCTACTTCTCCACCAATAACAATTGGGGCTAATGATTTAACCTTATATTTAGTGTGGGATTTAAGAGACAGAGGTTCTACTCAGTTTTGTTACTCTCCTGTAACAGCGGATCAAGCTTGTAATGGGTGTAGTATTAATCAGCCTTGTATTGGCCCTCAATTTTATTTAATGGATCCTGATTTTCAGACTACACAATCTCTGGCTTGTAATAATGGGTTTGGGCCAAATGGAACATATACTACAAACCCAAGTGCTTATGTAGGGTTTTATCATACTCAGCCAAATGGAGTTGCTCCTTCTAATGAGCCAGCCGTAGGAGATATAGCTTACAGTGCTTGTGGTTCTAACCCAAATGCTTGTTGTCTAGGAGGTATAGTGGCTCGTCAAGGATTTTATTTTAGTAGAGCTCAAAGTGTAATTGAGATTGGGCCTTTTGGAGAAGTATTAACTGTACTATTATTTCCTTGTAATTAATAAAAAAAACTATGGCATCAACATTAACATTATGGCATGATGGGTCTAACTTTGAGTTTGCTTATGCTATTTATACCGATTCAGATTTAACTATATTAGCTCCTGACGGATTTTATTCTGCAAACGGATATGTAAGAGAACAGGTAAATGGTCAACTAGGAACTTTAGTTAATTGTGTTTAAAAAATAAATTATGGCATTAAAAGAAACAATATCGTATAGCGACGGAGTAAAAGGGTGGCCTTCTTTTTACTCATATCTACCTGATTATATGTTAGGTATGAATAGTTTTTTGTACACCTTTAACAATGGTCAGCTTTATAGACATAACACAAATACAATTCGTAATCAATATTATGGAGAGAATTTTACTTCTACAATTACATCTGTTTTTAATGTTGAGCCTCAGACAATAAAGCTTTTTAAGACAATGTCTTTTGAAAGCGATGATGCTTGGTCTTGCGTTTCTTTATCTACAGAGATGAGCGCAGGAAATATGCTAAACACCTACTTTGAAGAAAAAGAATCTGAATGGTTTTCATTCATTAGAAATGACGAAAATTTAGTAAATTTTAAATTAAGATCAGCTAATGGTATTGGAGATAATATTAATGTACTTGCGGGCCCTGGTACTCCCCCTACCTATGAAATATTTTTTAATGTAGATATAGGGAGTATTTTAAGTATAGGAGACACCTTATATTATCAAGCAACACCCACAAGTTCTAGAATTGTAGGAGTAGTAAGCTCTATCTCTCTATCCCTTAAAAAAGTTGCTGTTACTACTGTTGTTAATATACCAACTATAGGAGATTATATATTTTTTTATAAAAACCCTGTTTCTGAATCTCATGGAGCGCGTGGTTATTATATGAGATTTAAGTTAGAAAATGATAATGTAAATGCAGTTGAATTATTTTCTGTAGGTAGTAATGTGATGAAAAGTTATCCATAGATTTTTACTATCTTTGCGTTAATGACTT